GGCCGTTGATGGGCGTTGCGAACAGGCGGTCGGCGCCAGCCGTGGCCGTGAGGTCTGCCATCTGGACAGCAATCTCACCCTCCGCTGTCTGTCGATCCGCCGGGTGGGCGAAGTATGTGTAACCCGGGTCGCTCAGAGCGGACGGTGCCGAACCAGTCGTCGCACGGATCTTCACCGCACCAGACATGACTTGGAACGTGATCTGAGTCACGTTCCCGTTCGTCAGTTCCGTCCACTCTCCCGCCGGGCATGTTACGAGAGCTTGATCTCGTGCCATCACTCAGCATCCTTCTTCTTTGCAGGTTTCTTCGGAGCAGGCTTCTTGGGCGCGGGCTTGCGCGCTGCCAGCTCTTCCTCAGAGGCGGGTTCCCACTTGATGGTCATGGGTCACCTCACTCTGCTGCGATGGTGGCGCCAGTGTCCGAACGCTTCCAGTTGGTGCCGTCCGAGAACGCGAGGATCGCGGAGCCAGCAGCGCCGTCGGAGACATAGACCACAGTGCCAGCGCCAGCGGTAGAAGCCGACGGAGCGGTCGCAACAGTGTAGGTGGGAACTTTGATAGCGCCGGTGACGTCGCCAGTGAAGCCGTTGGTCGAAACAACCGGGCCGGAGAAGGTGGTCTGAGCCATAGGTATATACCTCTTGCACAAGGGTTCGCCGTACAGTCTGTGCAACGTCAGCTAGGCGGGCTGTCTGCACGGCTCTGATTTTGCCTGTGCAAGAGGTTAGCAGGTTACTGCGGTTGCGTCCACACCCAACGCTTCTTGCCGCTGCTGTCCCCACCAAACAAAAGGCCCCCGCCGAAGCGGGGGCCCAAGGGCTCAGAAGGGAGGAGCACTAAGCCCTTGTTCTTGTTGGCTTATGCGCCCGGCGAGCCGAAGACCGCGCGAGGATCGCTGTAGCCAAAGGAGTAGCGCTCACGCGCCTTGAAGCGCATGTTGCCGGTGTCGAAGTCAGCTTCCATCCCAGTGGCGAGTTTCACCCGCTCGAAGTGCAGGAAGCCACGAGGCGCGTCCGTCTTGATGAACCAGGCGTCGGGGTCCGTGAGGAAGTCATTCACAGTGTACCCGTCAGGCAGGAGGCCCATGGAGCGGATCGCGTTCGTGTCGTTGTCTGCAGTGCCGACCCGGAGGTTGGAAACCATCAGACGTTCCGCCACGAACTGCAGCTGGCGCGGGATGATCAGCTTCATGCCGCGCAGTGCGACCTTCATGCCACGCTCGTCAACGAAGCCGGAGATGCTGATCAGCGCGTCCTCAAGCGAGGTCTCGTTGAGGTCAGCAGCCACGGCGGGCTCGTTGGCGAAGGTGCCGCCCGAGGTGAGCGGGTGGTCAGTGGCACAGAGAGCCTTGCCGTCGCCACCTACCGCCGAGAACGCGTTGTTCAGGACGGAAGCGGCTTTCACCTGCTTGGTGTGGGCCATGGAGCGCGCGAGCGCCTTGGTGTAGCGGCTGCCGAGACGGTCGTAAAGGTTGTCTTCGACGGCTTCCTCGGTGATCGAGAAAGCAAGTGCCACGGTCTCATGGTTGTACCGAGCGGTGTAGGCTTCACCGGCCTCATCATACGAGATGGCCGAGCCTTCCGACTTGTTCGGCGCAGCGCCGAAGCCGGACAGCATCACCTCTTCTTCGAACGCGCGGTCCGAGGATTCGGTGGTGAAGATTTCGGAGTGCTGGTTCTCGTAGCGAGTGTACTCCATGCCGAAGAGGGCGTTGAGGCCCGGCTCCAGCTCTTTCGCTAGTTGAGCGCGAGAGATAGCCATGTTTCAGCCCTCCTTTACACGCCGGTCGTCGAAACAGTGCCACCAGCAATCGCGCCGTTCGGCGAGTTGAAGTGGTTGTTCAGACGAACGAGGACGGGGATACCAGCAGCAGTGAAGTCGGCGTTCTCAGGATCCTCTTGGATGCCCATGATACGCAGGTTCAGCGTGTTGGTGGTTGCGACAGTGCTGACAGCCAGTCGACCTGCCGACAGACCAGTGGTGTCGTCACCAGTGGTTGCGGTGGAGAAGTTGGCGTTTGCGAAGACGTGGCCGCGGGCCGTTGCTTCGTTGGTCAGCGTGGCGTCCGATGCGATCACGAAGACTTGCATCGGGTCGTCATAGACGAACGCCTTCACCGGGTAGTTCGAGTCAGCACCCGAACCCGGCCAAGTGTTCGACCAGACTTTCTTGCCAGTGGTGGACGAGACGTATTCACAGCCCCAGAAAACACCAACGAGACCAACAGTGCCGCCGTTTGCGTTACCCACGATGTCGATAAAACCGGTCGACAACGGGATGACGGGCGAGCCCTGATAGATCTTGTTCGTGTTCCCTGACGCGATGCGATACTCCGTCAGGCCACCGGTGTTTGCGTTCTGGCCAACCTTGCCCACAGGGCGGAGGCCGAACGAACCATTGGTGTTAGCCATGGTGTAGCTCCATCAAGTTAATCGGCGCCTTGTCGGCCGCCGAAAGAGACACGACTCTGCCGATCCGACTGAATCGGCATCGAGGGATGTTCAGCCCTCATAAGATCCTGATCGACCGCCTGCATTTGTTCGCGGGTCCGGAGCCCGAAATACTCGGATCGTTCTTGCACGGTTTCGATAGGAATGCGGCACAGCATAAGACCACCGTTTCCGATGACCCCTGCGTACTTCCCGTCCTCGATAGTTGGCGCCTGGTAGTCAGGATATTCTTCGGCGCGAACAGGCTCGTACCCTTCTTGCATACGCGAGAAGACGTTCGACTTATCCTCTTCGCCCCTCATTGCCACTCGAACCCACCGATGCACGAAGCCATCGGGAGCGGGAGGTGCCATAAGGCGACTGGGCGGTGCCCAGGGTTTGCGGCGCGCGCTGTCAGCCCGCGTCTTGGTAGACCGTGGTGCTCGTGTGTTTTCCGTCATGTTCTCAGTCCTTCACGTACTTGGCGTATTCCTCGAGAGGAACATTGAGCCTTCGCGCTATCGCGATCTGGGAGGGCGACAGTTTCACGGTCTTGCCGCGCCCCTGTTTGGTGCTTCGAGAAGCAGAGGAACCAGCAGGGGCGACCTGTGATCCACCAGTTTTGCGATCGCCCTTGAACTTGTGCGGAAACTCCGCACGAAGGCGACGATCGACCTCAGTATAGTACTCATCGCTCTGCGGGTCAAAGCCTTCCTCCTCGACCAGCTTCCGGTGGATACCGAAGGCGGCATAGGTCATGACTTGATCCTGGCCGAACCACGAGTTCTTTTCCGCCCAGCTCTGCGCTCGCTCGTCGACCTGAGGCTGTTGAGGCTGTTGCGGTTGCTGGTAGTACTGCTGTTGCTGCGGCTGTTGCTGCTGGCGCTGCTGCAACTGCTGCGTTCTGTCAGCACGTTGCTTGGCCAGGCTGTAGCGGTCGCTGTCCGCCGTTGCACGAGCGAGCGCCTCTTGAGCCTGAACGATCCGGTCGGGGTCGTTGGCCTCGTAAGCATCCCGGTAAGCCTGACGCGCGGCAGCGAGCTGCGCCTCCACCCGGCTTCCGTACTCGCTGAGGTAGCCGCTGTCGAGTTGCTGGACGCGGCCTTTAAGATGCTGGTTCTCTTGCATGAGCTGCTCCGCCAAGCGAACAGCTTCTTGCCGATCCCGCTCTTCCCGGCGGTACTTCTCAGTCAGCTTCTTGATGCGCTTCTGCACACCTCGGCTGTACTCGTCCAGGTCGTCACCGCCCTCGCCGTCGCTTGCAGCGACTCGCTCAGAGGGGGCGTCGTCTTGGGCGTCGTCCTCAGTCGACTCGAGTTCGACCTCTGCGCCAAGATCCTCGTCGTCTGTGTTGTGGTCTTCCTGCTGCATCACAGCCTCCTCAAACTTGCTTAATGTCGCTCGGGTCAAGGATCGTCGCGATGATCTCGTCATCGTTCAGGATGCGGATTTCCCCGCCGTCGATCTTGAAGCGGGAACCTGCGTAGCGCCCGATGCAGACCCACTGGCCCTCTTTGCACCATGGCTCGCAGCTCTCTCCGAACTTGGTTGGGTCCCTGTAAGCCAGCGGGCCGACCTTGAGGACGTAGGCGACCACAGTCGCGACGGACTCTCGCTCCCGGACCTCATCCGGGACGTACAGGCCGCCAGCGGTCTTCACCTGTCCTTGGTAGGGCATGACAAGGACGCGCCAGCCGGTGGGCTGGGGCAGTCGCTCTAGTAACGGTTTTTCGAGGAGGCTTGGGTCAAGTACCCGGTTCTCCGCGTCGACGTACGCGCGGTTCACGGAAGCGTCAGGTTCTGCTGCAGGTGCAGCGGCCTTCTGCTTCTCGATGTTCTGCACGACGTGGTCAGGAAGATAAAGTGTCTTCGACATCGTCTGTGGTTTTCTCCAGCAGGGCCCTCATTTCGATCCTGACAAGAGAAAGGCCCCGCAGCTCTCCCACCAGAGACTGGTAGTGCTCCCAGTCTTTAGCGGCGCCAGACGCCATCAGATCAGTGATGTCGTCCTCGCGCTCACGCACCATCTTGTACACTCTTCGTGCGAAGTCCACAACATCCATGTTAGAAGACCTCTCGGGGCTCGTACTCAGCCAGTGGCTTGTACTCGTCTGACCCGAGTTCGGTGATCGGGCCGCCGGTAACCCAGCGATTGCAGGTGTGCTCCGCCATGCAGCAGAAGCGGAAGATCTGGCAGTAGCCCAACTCCCCGGAGTCGTCGCCGATGCACTGAAGCATCTCGGGAGTCTGGTCGTAGGCGCCGCAGTTGCCGCACAGATCACTCGTCGCCGCCTCCCCGGTCTCAGTCGGGTCGCGGTAGTCAGCCTCCTCGTAGGCGAACTGCTTGTTCTCCTCGTTGGTGACTTGGTCCTGCGTGGCGAGAGGGCAGTGCTCACCGCCACCATACTCCTCGCCGCTTTCGTACTCTTCGTCGTCGCTGGAAATCTGGATCGTGATCGTAGTCATCAGAAGGTACCTCGGTGGTTTTTGCCGGACACTTGAGCGGACACCATGCCGCCGTCTTTGTAGCCACGCGAACGGCCCGCCTGACGAAGAGCGATGGCCACGGCTTGCTTTTGCGGCCGACCCTCTTCGCGGAGCTTGCTGATGTTGGCGCTTACGGTCTTGTCGGAACTTCCACGTTTCAGGGGCATCAGCCGTTGTTCCTCGCGTTGAGCAGCATGTTTTGGCGCTGCATGTCGATGCGTTCTCGGTTCACTGCGTTGCGGTCGTCGGCGATCTCTTCCTGCAGTTCCAGGCGAGCGGACTCGCCCGTGGCTTTTTGCTGAAGCTTCTGGGCGTCCAGCTGAAGTTGGGCCGCATCCATCTGTGCGTCCGTAGCCTGCTTCTGGGCTTTGAGCATCAGCTCTTGGTTCCTGATCTGCACCAGCGGATCGGCATCCGGATCCGGCGGCGGAGGCACCAACTGCGGCAGCATCTGCTCGAGGATCTGGGACTCGAGCTGGCTCACGTACTCTTCAACCATGTTCGGATCGTTCAGGCCCTGCTGGGCCATTGCGATCTGCTGCTGCGCTTGGGTCGGATCGATGGCACCAGCCTGCACCCCCAGCTGCACCTGGGCGATCGCGTCCTGTGCCCCCTGCACGACCTGCTGCTGTGCAAGGAAGCGGATGTGCTGCATGACGTGCGAGTAGACCAGCGACATAACCTGCGGGTTGAGTTGCACAGGCGGCGTCTGCAGCAGGGCGATGTGCGCCTTGATGTGCGCCTCGTGGCTCTGCTGCTCAAAGGCCTGCGCAGGCATGCCAAGCAGCAGAGAGGAGTTCTCCATCGAGGCGGGCGTCGGCTGCGGCTGCTGCGGGGGCGGCAGGATCTCGTCGATGTTCTGCACCTCGAGGGCCTGGTACATCCGACGGTATGCCGCGTGGAGATTGTGCATCTGCGGGTTGGACTGGGCCAGCTGCAGCTGTGTCTGCGCCAGAGTGACGCGCTGGGCCATCGAGAAGATGTTCGGATCACTGACCGGGAGGATGTCCACGCGGTCATCGAAGTCCGACTGGATGACCTGCGGCATGCCGCTCTGGACAGCGTACGGGTACGTCATCGGAGCGTTGTCCGCGATGACCCGGGCGAGGATCCTGAACTCGTTCTTCTGAGCGTAGTGCAAACGCTTGTGGATCGCGGACATGACCTTCATTCCGCGCTCGAGCATCGCCACAGTCGTCCCGACGGGCATCTCTTGGCTCATGCTGGAGATCTGCTGGTCAGCAATGGACACAAACCTGCGACCACTTTCGACCAGTGCGCCCAGCAACTGCGCCAAGGTGCCCGACGGCTCCTTGTACGGGAGCGGGATCAGGGAGTCCCTGATGTTCCCGCCCGGTGCATCCATGTCCCGCCACTCGCCCGGCTGAAGGGGGGTGTCACTATCCCGCACCCTCACGCCACGGGCCTTAAAGCCAGCGGGCAAGTTCGCCAGAGTACCCGCGTCAATGAGCTGCCGCAGGATGCTCGTGGCGGCCCGGCCAAGACCCCCAATCATGTGTGTCAGACCAAAGCCGTAGAAGCCTAGACCCGGAAGAAACTTGTAGTGCACGAAGTAGGGTATCGCCTGCCGGAGGGGGTCCTGCTCCTCGTAGTTCCGACGGATCGACAGAACCTCTCCGCTGTCCTTGTCGATCGTCACGATGTACGGAAGCTTGATGCCCGTCGGGGCGCCGTCCGGCCCCATGTCTTCGAACCCCTCAATGTCCAGCTCGGAGTGAACCTCGAGAAGCTCTCTGGTGTCATCCAACATCGACCGGCTCGTGCCTTGGATGTTGTCGACTTCTTCGTCTACAGGATCTTCGTTTCCGGAGGAGCCAGGAGACGGAAGGTCGATGTCCCGATAGAACCCAGACACTTGAAGCTTTCGGACTTCGTTGTCGGACATGCTCAGGACGTGGGTGATCCGCGGAGCCGTGAACAGGTCTGTCGCTGAGTACGGGACAACGATGTCTTGCGCCGGGACAAACTTGGACACCGGTCGACCCTTGGTCGGATCGAAGTAAACCTTCTTGAAGGTTGAACCAGACAGCGGAAGGTAGAAGAGCATCTGATCCATGTCCGGATCGTACTCATCCATCTTCTCGGTGATCAGGTAATTCATATACTCCTTGACCCGCGCAGCTTGGTCCTCGGCCTCCCGGGTGGATGCGCCGACGATGCGTGTCTTCACGGGGCCGCCTGCGGGCAGGAGTTCCTTGTACGCTTGCGCTTGGAACTGCGTGACGCTTTCGGAAATCAGGGGGTGCGTGACCGCAGAGGCGCCCTCGAACGGGTTCGACCGCTCCTCAACCTTGATGCCGAGAAGATCCAAGCCTTTCTTGTACGTCTCTTCCCACTCGTCGCGAGAACTCAGGTCGTCCTGAAACGACTGCAGAAGGTCAGACGAGAGTTCTGCAAGGGTGCCGTCATCGAGGAACTCTGCAAGGTTGGCGTCGTGGGGGATGAGCTGATCCATGGGGATCGACTGCTCCATCTGCGCAGCCAGAGCCTGTACGATCGCAGAGCCATCGTCCTGCGGGATGACTTCGGCGCCACCCTCAAATGTCTCAGGCTCTACGACCGGGATGTCGAGGCCTTGGAGTTCAGGGGGAATATCGCCGCCAGCCTGCATCGCGGCGTCGACGAGCGTTCCAAGGGGGCGTGGCGGCATGGCCATCAGTAGTACTCCCGCTTACGAGGAACATCGAGATCGTTGTCCTCTTCTTCATCATGTAGTAGCACAAAACCCCCTTGACGAAAACGCATAAGGGCCAGCGTCATCGAGTCGACGAAGTCGTCGTGTTCGCCGTTGGGGAAAGAAGCCACTTCCTCCACGACCTCGTCAGCGAACTTCTTGGACATCGGAGCCCAAACCATCCCCGCCTCGAATAGCGGGGAGACTATGTGCATTCGGGTGGTTTTGTCCATGCCCCCACCACCAGCTTTGCGGCCGGGGGAGAAACCAAGGGCCGGGACGCCTCGTGCTCGGAGTTCGTCAATCAGCGGTCGGCCCGAGGCCTTCGCCTCGATGATCACCATGTCAGGCTCCCAGTACTGGTGCTCGTCCCAAGCAACTTCTTTTAGCTCCGGGAAACTCCACCGGCCCCTCCGCGCGTCCAAGAGGATGATGTGCTCTTTCTCACCCTCTACAGGGGTGAACACGCCCCAGGTCGTAATGGCGGAGAAGTCGGCCGTCTCCTTCTTCGAGAACGCAGTGTCGTACGCCTGCAGGATGTAGTTGAGTTTCGGGATCCGGTCCTTGTCCCAGTCGCGCCACCACTCCCTCTTAACGATGGCCTGTTCCGTGCTGGTCGGCTGCTGCTGCCACTGCGCAGACCACTTGCCTACGGGCAGCGAAGCCTTGATCGAGAGCAGCGCATCTTTGTCCCAGAACTCCGGCCAAAGCGGGTCGTCGCTCGGTAGGATGGCGGGAAACTCTACGACCTCCCATT